TTTTTTTGATGTTCTTGTGGTCTAATATTTTGTGGTTCTCTAGATTTTCTTCTATATTCTTCAACTGCATTTCTTAAACAATCGGTATTTAATTTTTTTATAATTTCTTTCTTATCACCTCTTAAATTATTTTTAGAGGCTTTTAATACTAGTTCCATTTTTTTTTTGAGCCATATTTTACAATATTCAATAGCTTCCGATGTATTCCCAAAATCTTCAACTAAAGTGGAAAATTTTTCACTTAATTTTGTTAAATTTTTATCGGAATATAAATGTCCTATTATATCTTCCATAATATTAATTGTAGTTAATATTTTTTTAATATAATTTCGCAATAATTGAAAAAATATTATATTAATTATATTATAAAAAATGAATCAATATAGAGGCGTATCATCCACTCAAATGTCAATGATAAATTCTGGACAAAATAATTTTTCACAAGCTTATAATCCAAATGTTAATCTTATACCCCCACAAAATTATGAAAATTCACATCAGTTGGTACATAATAATCTAGAATCTAATTTATTTAATGAATCATATATAGATTACACAATTCATGTTGATTCAAATGATAGAAATACAACAGTATACCCAAATCCATATAATTTTGTTTTAAATTTTGGTGGTGCTGGACCAAGTCGTAATAAATTTTATAATTCAGCCGGTAATTTACAAACTGTTGATTTTAATGGTGTACCTGATCCAATTATTGATAGAAAATTTAGAAATGTTAAAACAGTAATTTTAGATAAGATTTTTTTTCCAAAATACATTGGTTTTGACCTTAGCGGTACTAATTATTTAGGTGATGTTACTCTAGCATCAAGATATCGTTATGTCATTGTTAGAATTAAAGAATTAGATAATAATCGCATGTATTCAACAAATAATTATGTTAGAGATGATTCATTTGTTATGTATAATGATAAAACATTAGGTGATGCAAATGTCGGTGTTTGGATAGCATCACCTTATAAAAGAACATATTTAAAATCAGCTCTTAAAAATATTGATAAATTTACAATTGAAATAGTTGATCCGCAGGGAAATCCAATTATACCTACATGGGATGATAGTGGTACAAATAAGCCAATCCCTCAATCTGAATTAGAATCAAATTATGATAAATATAATTTTCAAATACACTTTATATTTTCAGTGCTAGAAAATGAATTAAATACCAAACCAAATTTTAGATAAAAAGTAAACATAATAATAAAAAAGTAAACATAATAATAAAAAAGTGAAAAAACAACTATATATAAAAGAAGTATAATAACAAACACATATAAAAATAAAAATGGTAAATAAAGCCGATCCAAATTATAATGAAAAGATACGGATTATTGAGGATTTGATTGAACATTATCCAGAATTAAAAAAAGATAAAAATGTGCTTAATAATATATTTTTTGATAGAACAGATAAACCAAATAAATTTATCCTGGATAGAATTCAAATAAATAATAAAGTATACTATAAATCGAATGATAATCTATTAATTGATATTGATATTAAATGTAAAGGCGTGTATATCAATGATAAATTTATAATTATAAGACCAGAAAATAGAAAAGAATTTTATGATAAATTTATTGATGAGTTTAAAAATTATATGAAAGAAAAATTTTGTTGATTTATAATTATATATTATATATGAATAATTCAGAATCAATTGAATCTATTGATACAGAAACTGTTAAACCCAAAAACAAAAATGATTATAAATGTGCACCTTCTATAAAATTTAATACTGGTTCATGTATTGATCTTCCTGTCTTAATTGAAATGGCTAGAGCTTACAATGAAACAAATGCTAAAAAAATTAAATTACATCCTAAACTTCAAACATTAAATCCTAAAAAATATAAAAAATATTTATTAAAAGAATTTAAAGAACGTTATAATAATGTATGTGATACACAATTTTGTTGGACACAACAAGATTTTGTAGATAAAATGAATTCGATAATGCGCGACGAGTTAACAAAATTTACTTACAGACCTCAAGGTCCAAATGGCAAGTTTGAATGGTTAAATACAACTCATTTAAATGAGGTAATGGAACAATATGAAAAAGTACACAAAGATTTTAAATTCTTAGGTGCTGTACCCATGGATTTTGAATCAATTCCGGCATTGGGTATAACAGATCTTAATTTAGATGATTTAATAAATAAAGGGATTTCAAAGCTTGGAATTATTTTTAATTTAGATGAACATTGGCAGTCTGGTTCACATTGGGTTGCTGGATATGCGGATCTTAAAAATGGAAAAGCATATTTTTTCGATTCATATGGTGTTGATCCTGACCCTCGAGCAAGAAAATTATTAAGAAGATTTGCAAAATATTCTGAAGATAATTTTAAAGTAGATATTGATTCTACACATAATGAAACAAGACATCAATATGGGAATTCAGAATGTGGCATGTATTCATTAAATTTCATTTTAGAATTACTTGAAGGTAAAACATTTAATGATGTATGTACTGCAAAAATTCCTGATACCAAAGTTAATCAATTAAGACCAATATTTTTTTACAATGTTAATTTCTAAAGAAATTAATCTTCTAAAAATTCTCTTAAATTTTTACAATGTTAATTTCTAAAATTAATTTATTTTTTAAATTTTTCAATCATATCAATCATATCTTTATATAAATCATCATTATTTTCCATCAATTTATCAATCATATTTAATAAAAATTTATTTTTTTCAGGCTTCATCTTATTAACCTTCGGATCTCTTGAATATGAATTACATTCTGGATAATAGAAATCATAAAAATCTAAGAATAACTGTTTCATCTTGGGATTATCACGTAGAAATTTAATACGATTCCACATTTTCTCAAGTGGTTCTAAAACTGATTCAAACCAAATCCTGTCTCGTTGAATTAACTCACAATGTGAATAATTTAAATACCAATAAACAACTCTATCTAAAGCATATCCAGGCATTATTTTTTCTATCTCCTTTGATTTTTCTTCTACCCATTTTTCGCAATCTGTCGGTGTCATTTCAATCTCAGTCGGATGGATAAACTTTGCATCATCATATACTCTTTGATTGTAATTTGGATCGGAATGTGGAAGAATTTTATTTTTTGGTAAAACTTGAATTAACACACCTTTTTCTAAACCTGTTGTTTTAGATCTAAATGCTTCTTCAGCATCAGTATCATCTTCAAATAATTCTTTAGACGGATATTCTTTAATATCACATTGCCAAAAGTCACACTCATCTAGATCACAGCAAGCTAATTGAATTTGTACTTGATCCCAATAGTGTGTTGGACAGATTGTTCCCTTAACATCTCCGGTTGAATTAATTTTACGTCTAGTTGGACATTTAATCTCTAACATTCTCCCAACAAGATTTGTAATATTTTTTTGATTAAATTTATATTCTGATACAATACCATCCGGACTTGCACCTAAAAATGTGTGAATTGGATGTCTACATAGACCAAATTCTTCAACGTGAACATTTAATCTATACTCATAGATAAGTGTTGCAATAGCTTCAAATTTCTTACCATGATATGTATTTTCATTATTATTAAATGTTTCTCTTAATTTAATCAAAATACAATGATATGGTTCGGAATAATGGTCATCACCTAATGCAGTACCAATAGCTGAAGCAGTCATACCTTTATCACGTTCAGCATACCATTGAGGAGATCTTTGGGCTGGGTATTCAATCCCTTGAATCTTCTTAAATGTTTTATATCGTCTTTGTAAATCTTTTGACGATATATCATCATCTGTCTGTACATCGTGTACCCAACACTTTCCTAGAGGAAGTAAATTTAACCTTCTTTTAGGATTAATTTTCCAATTACGATTTTTTAATTCTTTTAATAGTTCATCCCATTTTAAATATGTGGGATTATAAGTATCAATAATAATCTTATTATCTTGAATTGATATATATTTTGATAATATACGCTGAATAGTTGACATCTTAATGTTTTTATAATTAATTTTTAGATGTTTTAATATATCTAAACAAAGTTTATTAATTATATGATCATTTTTTGTATATAATCCATTTAAATTTTGTTTGATATATGATTTGATCTCATTTTTGATTTCTACCTTATTCATTTGTTTATATTATTTGATAATATGATGTATCATTTTATATATAATTTTATTATCAAATTTTTTATTTACTAAAATCTTTTAGGAATTTATGATATAACAATAATTAGATACTGCTTATGTTGAAGCTGTGTTTTTTAGATTTATATATCAAAATAATAATAAATATAATGATTAAAAATAAACTTGATGATAATATAATATATTGATTTGTGGATAAATCAAAATTAATTTTATAATTTTGCTGATATGACTGTGGACTTACTTTTATAGTTTGTTCTAAATTTTTTATATTTTTAAATAGTTTCTTTTTTTCATCTAATATTCTATTTGTTTCAATTGATATTATTATTTTTTTCTCTTCAGCAACTATATTTTTCTCTTCAGCAACTATTTTTTTCTCTTCAGCAACTATATTTTTCTCTTCAGCAACTATTTTTTTCTCTTCAGCAACTATTATTCTCTCTTCAGCAACTATTATTCTATCTTCATCAACTATTATTCTCTCTTCAGCAACTATTATTCTATCTTCATCAACTATTATTCTATCTTCAGCAACTATTATTCTATCTTCAGCAACTATTTTTTTCTCTTCAGCAACTACGGGTAGAGGTATGACAGTTTTTGTTGTTTTCCAATTATTTGTATTACATGGTTTTTCACAATATTTTATAGTAGAAGTTAATGAATTATATCCAACAATATCAAGATTATCTAGCCATATATTTGAAAAGTTATTTGTATTATCAATTTCATCCCAATTTCCACTTAAACATGGATATCTGCATTTTAATATTTTATTATTGTTATTCATACCATATAAATAATTTTCATCAGTATATATACTATTTAATGAACCATTTATTAATTTACATTTTGCAATTTGATTACTAGAATTTTTTTTACATGTATATATTTTATAATCCGATGATACACCATATACATCACTATTTGTACCACGTGCAATTGTTATTAATGTTGGCTGTGGTGGATAAGGTGATTGTGGATATACCGGACGTTCTATCATGTTAAATATAAATGTAAATGCATTATTATTTATTGTCACAATACTTGGATCTTTTCTTACTAATTTATCAAATATATTTGAATCACTTATAGTCCATAATACATCGGTTATACTATTATATACATTAAAAGAACCTTCATTACCAATCCACATTTGTCCATTACCGCATTTAAAATTCCATACTACTTGGTTGTTCACATAACACACAAGTCCTGTTGAACCAATCATTCCAAATGCAACAGTTGCATTGTCTATGGAACCAACAATACCCCATACAAATCTTCCATTTAATTTAAAATATAATCCACCACCAAGTGTACACATTTGCCAAATATCATTATTTTCTAATTTTTTCGTTAGATGAATTTTTTCTTCTTTTGATGCTATTTGAGTACTTAATAGTTGAGGTATAACAAAATCATTTTCGTCTATATTATTAATTATATTGTTAGTATCAATTGATAAATTTGGTGATGAATCGGGCGGTAATATCACATCTGAATTATCTTGGGAAGAGGGGGGTGGTGGAGATAGTGGTGGTTGAGGTGGAGATGGTGATGAATCTAGTGATAATTTCCAATTAAAATCATCACACGGTTTTCTACAATATAAAGTTTCTCCATAAGATGATTTTCCAGTTAAATAAGTAGAATTAGTTCCATCAATATCTATTATCGATTCATTATAATTTAATTGTTGCCACTCACTATTCATACATGGTTTTACACATTTATTTGCATAACAAAATCCATTTGTATTATCACAACTTGTACCATATATATTATCATCATCTATGCTAATTTTATTATATATACCTGTAATTTGTATACATTGATTATTATCTGAAAATTGTCTATATGGATTATTACATCTCCAAACTGTTTGATCATTTGCAAGACCATATGTAAAATTATTATCTGATACATATTGATATAAAAATTGTGATACTGGTTCAGATGGTGGATATGAATATGGAGATGGAGATGGAGATGGAGATGGAGATGGAGATGGAGATGGAGATGGAGATGGAGATGGAGATGGAGATGGAGATG